TTTACACCTGCCACGGCGATAGTGATATTGTTCACACTCGCATTGCCACTTTCGTCTTTAATTACTAATACCTTACCATTACCCGCAAGTGCGGCTAAAGGCAAAGTGATCGTAACCAGGTTTGTCGACGTATCGACGCCTATGTAGTGGTCAGTGGTGCTTGCTATGTATATAGGATCAGATACACTTGTTCTTTTGATTGTAGAAGCTGTAGAGCCTGATTGCGGCGTATATTTAACGAACGTGGCCATCCCTTATGCCATTTCTACCACAATTATGGGATTAGGTCTATGATAACATAGCCTACAGTGCCCGTAAAAGAATTATCACTTGCTGAGATAGTAAAGGAAGCTCCGTTTGTTCTAGCAGAGATCCAAACTCCTGGATTTATGGTAGGTGCTCCTGTTTGGGCTGTAAGAAGAATTACTGAATTTGCGGTAATACCCGTGTTGGTTACAGTGACTGAATTGGTGCCTCCCCCCGGGAAAGCTCCTGTTACGCCTATTTTGGAATTGGCACCGCCATCTTTTATAGCTATTCCATATCCAGCAGTGGAGACCGTCATACCGTAGGTAGCAGTGACTGCGGCATTAAAAGTTAAGGTTTGGGAGCTAGGGGTGTTATTGAATTTGCCGTAAATAAGGGCATTTGTTTGCTGTAAAGCATAACTTGTGCGATCTCTGTTGTCTATAAAAAGTTCGTCAGCTTGATTGGTATTATACCGTCCTGCCGAATAGCCTAAAAATACGTTTCTTGTGGCAGTAGCGTTATTCATCCCGCGCCCGGCGTACGCACCGATGCTGGTGTTATAACCGCCCATGTCAATGCCGCCGTTTCCGCCTGACAATGCTCCAACGGCTACACCGTAACCGGTACCTCGGTTAGTAGCTCCATAGCCAATTGATACCGTGTAGTCTGTAAGGTACGATCCGCAAAGACCTCCGATTGAAGTTGAGTAATTTCCGTTAGAATTTGAAGTTTGACCGATAGAAACGGAATAAAGTCCAGCTTGTGCCTTATCCCCTACTGATACAGACTGGGAACCGCTAGCATTGGTTCTACTGCCAACGACTACGCTTTCAATTATATTGGCTGGAGGATTGCTCCCAGTATTAACCATTCCGATAATTGTATTATTTTGTCCTGTGGTTATGTTGGAAGCTGTGTCTCCGATTAGTACGTTATATTGAGCCGAAGTTATTGATGTGGTGTTAGTAGAAACAATAACACTATTCGCGTTAACCATTCCTGTGGGTTTGGTTTGACCTAAAATAATAGTATTAGCTGGATATGCAGCATCACTTGACCCTAATCCTACCGTTCTCCATTCAGATGCGCTTGCAGTAGAATATAATACCTTATCTTTAGAGTATGAAGGTAAACTTGCAGGAGCGGCCCAAGTTCCATCAGCTCTTAAAAAGTTTGTAGTCCCTCCGCCTGAAGCTGGGGTCAATCCTTTTAAAGATGAAGTAAAAGTGTCTAAAAGAGCTGTAACCTGTGTACCAGTTAAATCCGAGGGGGCTCCCGTAGATCCGCTTACATTTCCTTTAATGGTATTGTTAACCATTTGAAATAGTTTGGCGTTTGTAACTACGTTATTGGAAATCGTAGCTGCCGCAGATCCAGGTCCAGAAGCCGTTATGTCGGAAGTAAGAGCTGTAATATAATTGCCAGAAGCTTGTTTTCCGTTTAATTGTGTTTGAATACTGCTAGTTACACCTTTTACGTAGCTAAGTTCAACTAAAGAAGGGTAAACTGTTGTATCGAGAGAAACTATGTTTCTAGAGGCATCCGAACCTAAGATTGTATTGATAGTAAGGGAGTCTAGATTTATGGCTGTTTTAGCGTATACGCGTCCAGGACGGGATGCTGAGGGGGCACCTATGTTGTAGGTACCATCGGCTGTAGAAAGAAGGTTTCCTGAGCTTATAGACCATCCTACGCTGTCTTTAATTAGCTTACCGGTTACGCCATCAAAGATTGCAATGTTAAGGTCTGCGGCTGCGGCTGGACCAGCTACCTTAGCGGCTAAAGCGCTATATACTGCGTTTTCGCTAGGGGACGTTGCTGTAACTCCTGAAGTGATTGTTTGAGTGACCGGGGTGGCCCAGGATAGAGATGTACCGTCTGTGTATAGGTATTTACCAGCTTGCCCTGCTTGAGAAGGCAAAGTTAGGCTGGTGGAAGGTAAATATGTAACGTAGGTGCTCATTTTAGTCCCCTAATCGTTTGTAAGTAACAAATCCATCCATTGAACCCGTACCGCTTGTACGAGTGTATTTGATTCTTAGGTAAGGCATTGCACTTCCATACAAGTCAATAGCAATAGGGCTTGTGTTTGTTGGAATAGCGATGTTAGTTGCTGGGTTTCCGTTAACATTTAGGTAAAGAGACGAAAAATTAACGTTATCCAAGCTTCCTTGTACTTCAATCACGCCCACAGGAGATCCTGTATAGTTTAATTGAATACCCACAAGGTCTACTTGCAAGGTAGACGGCAAAGCAGCTGTAAAATCAGCACCCATGCTCTGCGCAGCTATGAATTTAACCGGTTTTAGTACTAGTTTCATTTATTTCCTCTTGTTCTTTCTCTCATTTGCATAGGAGTAGCGTCTAAGTTGGGTAGTTTCGAAAAACTTGCTTTAAATTGTGTCCCTCTTCCCTTTGGTGCCTGACCTTTAGGCATAGGGGGGATATATAATGCTTGATTTGCCATTATATTCTGCTGTCTTACGGAGCTTTCTAGAGGTTGCCCTAAGAAAAGACTCAATCCTAATCGAGTGTTAAACGGTATATTTATTTTTTTAGCTTCGGACTCGATCATTTTGTTTACAATTTTTTGACTGAAGCTTTTGTGTAAGGCCGGATAAATGGTTGAAAACGTTTTAATATCTTCTGGCGTAATAGTTCCGTCTTGAATGTGCTTTAAAATCATTAAAGGCTGCTCAGCAATAGCCAAAGCTTTATTATATTTAGCTTTTTCAGCATCTGAAGGCTGCCTTGGCTTGTCCAATATGCCCTCTTTTCCCGTATTAGGCTGAATACTGGATAAATATTGAGAAGCGCGGGCTGCTAGGGCCGTTGTGCTAATAGCGTGATCTGGCATGTAATGAGCTAAATCTCCTGACGCGTTTTCAAGCTTTGTGGGATCTTGTTGAGATGCTTGAACTGAGCTGTGTAATAAATTTAAACTTTTTTGACTGGGAATTAAAGAAGCTTCAACCGCTACGGCACCTGGTTTAAATAAATTGTTTATTCCACGTTCAATATTGGATTGAGCTCTGTACGCGGCTTTGGCCATTTTAAACATGGCGTTAAATCCTGGAGCGGATACCGCTTCTTTGCCTGCTAACATTCTAAGATATGAAAGTTTTAAAGCATCTGGAGCATCTTTAGCAAGAAATTGTGCCGTACGACCCATCAAAGCGCCTAAAACTGGTGTTCCTTTTGATAAACCAATTAAAGCACCAACAGCGGACATCATATTCTTTTTATTAAGTTCAATGCCTTCTGGCGATCCAGACTTACCAATTTTTTCAGGAATAGCTCCAATAACTTCTTTTATATTTTGTAATTTCTCCATTTGTTCTGGAGAAAACATAAATTCTTTAAGCTCTGGTGGAAGATTTTCTACAGCTTTAAACAAAGCATTTCTGTTAAACTCACCTTTTGCAGTTTGTCTTAATGGCAAGTTGTCAATATGATACTGTTTTACAAGTTCCGCGGTTTCTGGAAATCTTTCTTTTAAGAAGGAAAGAAGTGCTGCATCTTTTTTGGTGCCTAATCTGGACGCTAAGGCTTCTGCTGGAAGGTCCATTTCATTTGTTAACTTTTTAATAAAATCTTTAGGGGAAGTGTAGCGCCTTATCCCTATTTTATCACCGGTTGTTTCCAAGAAATTGCTTAATTCAGCATAATTTCTATTAGCTGAAGAAAGTCTTTCAATTATTTCTGGAGATTGATCTTTTAAAGCTAATTTTAAAGCATCTTCTTTCGAGGCATCAAAAAGAGGATTAATAAGTCTTTTTAAATTGTTTAATTCTTTATCTCTAAATTCTGTTTTAAAATCTGACACTACTTTTTCATATTGAGGAAAAGTTTTAACATTGTCAAGGCTTTTTTCTAATCTATTGATAACAGCTAATTCAGGACTTCCTTCTGTGACATGAAAATTATTCTCTAAAGCTGTTTTTGTGATAGCATCCCTAAGATTTCTTTTTACCTCATAAGGCATTGGGGCATTTTTTGTATATTTCCCAATCTCTTCGTATCTTTTAGAAGCATCTTCGGCTAATGGAGCTAAAGTTTCTTTAATACTTTCTCTCATTTTATTGCCATGTTCAAAATTAGATGTCTTTTCTCCAATATCTTCGACTGTTTTGCCTAAAGTTTCTAAAGTAGCTTTATTTATGTTTTCTTGTAAATTTTCAAAAGAAGCTTTAACTTCTTGTCCAGCTTTAGTAGCTGCTGATTCTCTTAATTCTTGATAAGCTTGTTTACCTGCATCTGTCAATGCACCTTCCATAGCTGGATCAAGAGGTATGCCAGCTTTAGCTGCTTTTTCTGCAGCTGCTGTTAACGGGGTACCTTCCTCTGAAGCTGCTTTTACTGCGTTTAAAACTTTTTCTAACTTAGGTCCTACAGTGACATTCCACAGCCCACCTACGCCAAAATGAAGACCAGCTCCGACTGCTCCGCCCATAATAGAAGAAAGAGCTATATCAGACATAGCGGAACTTACGGTTTGTTCTGGATCTTGGGCAAAAGCTTTAGAAACTTCATCACCGGCTTGAAATAAAGCCATTTCAGCCATTTGCTTTACGCCTGTAGCGGCTACTCTGGAAGCAAATGTAGCTTCCCCAAGACCTACAAATTTTGCTGCTGCTTGGCCTGCTGCACCTAGCTGCTTAGCCGCGCTAATTTCTGGCGCTAAAAGGCTTGACCCAATTAAACCGGTCACTTGACCTGCAGAATATAATCCTGGATTAACTTCCCTTCTTGCTCGAATGTCTTCTGGATCTTGTCCAGTCATTCTTTGAACAGCTGTGCTTAAACCAAAAGTAGCGGCCTCTCCTGCTCCTTCTGCAAATGTTTTTGCTTGTTGAAGAGGTGAAGAATATGTGGCATAATCTTGAAGTTTTTGCATCTCAGTAGGATCTAATTGTCTAAATCCTTGAGACATGGCATCATTAAATCTATTGTACGGAATATGTACAGTTTCACCTTGTGGATTGACAAGGGGAATGGAATGTGAGCCAGAAGATAAAAGTTGTTCTGCTTCCTGATTTGGGAGTTCTTCTGCTAATCCTGTTGAATTGTTAATAATTACTGGCATTATTTCCTAGTTTGTAATCTTGTTTGTGGAATTGGTTTTGCTACTTTTATTCTATGTCCGCTTAATGCGTCTGCGGCATTAGATTGAGCTTCCACCAAAGCTTTTTCTAAATTTTGTACTTTTTGTAAATCAGAAGCTCCAAAACTTGACACATCTATTTTATAAGGATTGATTAAAGTATTGACAGAATCTTTCGACATCCTAGCCCTTAACTCAGGGCTTGCTACAAGCTGTGCTGACACTTTAATTAATTGTTGATTTAATTGTTTTATATTTTGTCGTTCTTGTAAAGAAAAGATTTTACCTGACATACCTAAATTGGCTATTCTGCGCATTTCAGGCACTACTGTGTTTAAAGCTTGCCCTGCATCCGTATAAGTTTTGTAGGAAGCTCGGGCTTCTTTTTGCTCTGCTGGGGGCAAGGTATTAATCATCATGTTTACAACAGCCGGGCTAGATGTTTCTTTTCCAGCATATTGATTCATAACTTGAGCTTGAGACAATCTGTTTAAAGGACCTTCCTGAACAGCCATAAGTTGACCAATCATTTTATCATGATTTAACTTTGCTATTTGACTTCCTTGGGTAAGAGCTGATTGTTGCATTTTCAATTTAGCAAGTTCAATCATCTGAGCTCTTGTCATTTCTTCAGCTTGATCTTCATCTTTAAGCATTGCAAGGTTAGCTTTGTAAATAGTATTCTTCTTATCTAAAGAATTCTTTTGGGCTTCAATATCTTTATCAATCGCGCCCATAAGATATTTCATAGCCATGTTTTCTGTACCAGCGGCTCCAGCGCCTATTCCTCCAAGAATAAGACCAATAGCTGTCATTATTCTCTGACCTGTGCTCATGCTTCCTAAATATCTGTTAGGATCTATATCTGGATGACTGGCTAAAGATTGAATAGAATCTTGAACATGCTGTCTATTTTCATTATGTCTTTGTTGTCTTGCTTGTTCAAAGTTTTGTAAATCTACTATGTTTTGTTGTACTTGTTTTTGTTCTGCAGCGGCTCTAGCGGCTTCAGCTTGCCCTAATCCTTGCTCAGCTTGGATTTGTTGAGCTCCACCCATGACGGCAGCCTTAGCTCCCATTTCAGGCATCATTTGAGTTTGCGGTTCTTGAGGGGCCACTTCAGCTTGTTGCGGTGGCATGAAATTTTTATTCTCAACTTCTTGAACAGTGTTTAATTCAGCTACAGGTACAGATTCTGGCTGTGCGGCTGGTTGCCCTTTTAAAGCTTCAAGCCTGCTTTGAATATCTTCAGATACAGCTGGCTCGGAAATCTCTCCTCCATCCGCCATTTTTGATACAGGTATTTGCCTCATTTCGTTTTTTAATTTTTGAGGCATACCTTCATGAGCTACATGAATAACGTGACCTTCTGGATGTTCAAAAATTGTATGGCTTTTGGTCACACCTACTTTTTTAAAATCCTTGAAATCCATTACTTTTTCCTTTTGCTTTTTATTGCAACGGCTTTAGCAAATTGTGCTGCTTTATCTGGATCGCCTGACTTAGACCTTGGCACAACAATTTCACCAGGAGATAGCATTACGGGTACTTTATCATTTTTAAGACTATCACCCTTTACTTCAGCTTTTCCTGGAACCTTTTCTCCATAAGCCATCTTGTCACCTTCTAATAGGTGATCTATAAAAGTTTTATGAGGCTGATCAATTTTTCCGCCTTGAGCTTTACTCTGAGGGGCAGGAGCTGTCAAAGCCTGGGAAGCTGGTAATATAGCTCCAAGCGCTTGACCAAATATTCCACCTTGTCTTCCAGCAGTTTGTTGTTCAATACCTGCTTGTGTACGCTGTTGCTCGCCTAAAGCTCCTAAAGCTTGCTGCTGTGCTTGCAAAGAAGCGGAAGTTAGGGCTCCGGTAGCCTGAGCCTGTTGCGCGACCTGTTGTCCTGCTACTTGGCCCATTCCCATTTGTTGTAATCTTAATTGTTCTAAAGCGTTTATCTGTTCTTGTGCACGTAGGGTGGCGGCTTGAGAAGCGGCATTTTGTTGGGCACCCATACCGGCCATAGCCGCTTGACGTCCCACTAACCCTACGTTCTGACTAGCGCCGCGCTGAGAAGCTGCAAGGGCCGCTTGCTGGGCTCCGATGTTTCCAGCTTGCTGTGAAAGCATAGCCTGGGCTGCGCTAGGTCCTTGACCCTGTCCCATTTGTTGTAATTGTTGAGCAAGCTGTTGCTGTTGCTGAAACACTTGGGCTTGGTTTCCCAATCCACCTTGGGCTGCTACAGCTGCAGCAAATTCTTGCTGTCTTCTGATAGCATCCTGCTGTTGGGCGTAAGTTTGTTCAAGCTGTCCTTGCTGCAATCCGGACTGAGCTTCCCAGCCCATTCCCTTATTGCCACTAAACATACTTCCAATGAATCCCATTATCTAGTCCTTTTCGTTATCGCCATCATCTGCGGCGTTTAAATATAAAATCTTATGGTCAGGTAATGTTTTAAATCCGTATCGTTTTCCTAAAAGGTCAATACGGGGATGTTTGGTAATCCCTATAATCTGAGTATACCCTGCTGCGAGGCAAAAGTCAATTAAAAAACCGACTAGTTTGTTTAAACTTTCTCTTCTTAAACTAGGAATACTATTAGGGTCGCTAATGATTCCTTCTATTAATGCTATATTTGAATTTGTTAGCAATACCCAGCCGGCTACTCTATTGTCAACAATAAACCCGGTATTACTTAAAGCTCTTGGATCTGGAACAGCTTGCTTGTGTCCTTTATACCAAGAAACGATTAAAGGAAAGTCTTTGGAGCCTATCTTTCGAAGATTCTTCAACGTTCACCTCATTAAGCACACTATCCCTTAAGTGCTATTACTAACGCCGGACTTAGTAGATATTCTTATTTTATTGCCTATGTTACCTATTATAACAATTTATTCTCCCTTTGTCAAGCTTTTTCTTTATATTGTGCGGGGAAAACGTGTAAGTAGTTGAAATCAGGTACTTCAAAAAAATTATACCCGGGACGATTGGCCTTATTCAATAATCATGCCAACATAAGCGCGGTGGTAGGGGGGGTGCTTTAACTTGATGGCGTAATACTTGCAATCAAATTAAGTATGGTATGACCGTTGCATATAGTAATTAATTGGCTTAATAGGGGTGGTATGGGAATTGCAAAGGGGTGGCATACGATTGCGCACCAACAACCGCTTAGAGTGGCACGATAAATGCTTTACCTCGTGCCTAAATGCTGCAAGCCCAAAAGCCTGCAAATATGCTGCAATTGTGAAAAGATAATAACTAACTTATTGATATTATTAATTCATTTATAATTAATTAAAATATATATTGCAATACGATTTTAAGTAGAATATTATTGAATCATAGGCACAACGTAAAGGAATAAATAATGAAAAAACAATATACTATTCAAGACCACGGATTCAACAAATTAAGAAAAAAAGGAAATTTTGACTTTGGATTTTATGGGTATGGATTGGGTGATGTTTTGGTGTTTGATTCTAAAGAAGATGCAGAAGATATGCTTGCAAAGTTTTTAGGTGGATATTATAATGAAAAAAGACAAAATTATTACATTGGATAAAAAGGAGAACTATGAAAAAAGAAAATTGCATTGTTTGCAACCATTCAATAGATAATGAAGAAATTAAACTATTATCTAATGAGTTTAAACATTACCCCGCTCATAAAGAATGTTTCGATACATATGAAACTGCTGAAAATTTTCTTGAACACGCAATTGAACTATTAAACAAAGGAGAATAATATGGAATTCAAATGTTTAGGGTGCGGTAAAAGTCACAGTCAAGTAAGGCATATGATAATGCTTGAGATTGATACTTACAAAGGCATCTGCGATAGTTGTGTGGCTATTGCAGTGCGTAAGATTGCAGCTAAAGAACGCCAGAACAGAGTGATTACTAAAGAACCTATTTTGAAGGTCGTATGAAAAAGCTTATTTTGGTATTGACAGTGGCTTTGTTATTGGCGATAATCAATCTAACAAGGAGATAAATTATGAAATGCCCATTATGCGAACAAAAAGTGCCTAAAAATCAAGTAGTTGACTACATGGATGAGCAACAAAATAGATATAAATTATGCGGTCCATGTGCATATTACGAGGAAATAACAACTAATGAAGTATTAAAACTAAAAATTGAAGACTTAAAAAAGGCTTTAAGACTAGTTTTAGGAGAATAACATGCTTAAAGTAGATAATGGAAATTTAGTGATAGAGGAAGGTCCAGAACACGATTTCTATTTAGACGGTGCTTGGTATGTTGCGTACGTAAGATTGTATGGGGACGGCTCTCAGGACGTCGAAGTGTATTTACGCAACAATTTAAACAGTCAAGTAAGCGAAGAAGTTTATGAATATGCTTGGAGATTGTTTGAAGAACAAGGATTTATTTAACAAAGGAGACAATAAATGAAGGCAAGACTAGAAGATAGAGAAGTGGAAATAATTCAAATTGAGCATGGGCGAGACTACTGTGATAGCTATATAGTTGAAGCTTGTTTTTTAGATACAGGCGAAGATTTAAACGAAGAAGAACTCAATGAACTGACAGAGCTATATCAAGACTTGCTATATGAAGCGTGGATTGAACGCGCGTCATCTAGAGATTGCGATGTGGACTAATGATTAGAGCTTTATTCTATTTTATACCTGTAATGGGGCTCATTGCCTCTTTGCGGGTATGTTTGTTTTTTAAGCAGTGCAATGACGTCAGTTTGTTAGTAATATCGCTAACTTATGTGACATTGTTTTATTTAACTTTTAGGAGAAAATAATGTTAGATTTAACTACACCCTATTACTTTAAACAACTAAAGCAATACTATCAGTCAACACCATTGGAGCGATTCGAAGCTAATAGCGCGCGAGAACGTCGATTCACTCTTTGGGTTCTTTTAATATTCGTAAGTCTTTTTTCCAGTGCTCTAATCCATTTGGTTAGTTCACTTTGACGTTCTTGAGGCGTGTCGGTCTGCGATAGTTCTTCTTTGGCCTTTAAGATGGAATACTCGATTCTAAAGGCATTATCGCTGGCGTAAGCGACTTTAAACATGCGGTAACACCGTTTACTGCAATGAACTCTTGTGATATTTATCGCACCGTCTGGTGACCATTTATCACTTGCCTCAAAGGGGAGACGACATAGGTGGCATTGTTTGATTCTAGAACCCGGCATAGCTTGCAATTAGCACGAACCGTGCCACCCAATTGTGAAAATTATTTTTTCAATAACCATAAAAATTTGCCTTATTGATTTTCCGGGCCAGAATTCCTGAATTTTTAAAAAAAAGTTGACTAATCAAAGCATCTAATTTACAAAAGGTTCAAAAACTTGCTGAAAATAAAATCGGGTATACCCCCTGGTGTTATTTTTAAGATAGCCTTCTTAGCTCAGTCACTTTAAACTTAGTCTCATTATGCTCGTTGTCAATTACAACGGCATCTGTAGCAAGTAGCTCACTCACTTGCGCTCCATGCTCTCTGACTAATAACTTAACAAGTCTTACTTTATTATCAGGACACATGACAGCATCACCAATTCTTACAGGGAACTTCTCCACTTCATCAAGGTAATCCCTAAACATCTTCATTCGTTCAGCAGACTTATCCATATAGGCTTTCATCTTTGGTACAGATATTACATGGTGTCTGTCAATAGTTTCAGAAAGACCAAGTTCAATCGCCATCTTTTCTACTTTTTGAAAGTCTTTGTAATTCATACTATAACCCTGATTCTTTTAAAATTTTAAGTAGTTCTCTGCGGTAAATCTTTTTAATACCTTTGTCTCTTTTATGCCAATGCTTTTGTACTACATACATTTCGATAGCTAAAGTGAGGCGCATTATCTGGCCGTCTACGCAGATTTGCCAATTGCCTTTTCTGTCTCCATATTTGTTTTTAAAATATTCGTATGGTTTGAACATATATTATGACCTCTGTTGATCCGCGGAAAGTCTTGGGTACGTGCTCTTTGCACCAATAATAAGATTTAATCCAGTAAGCTGTATGCCAAACCCAGGCTCAGTGCCATACTGTGGATCAAAGATCTCAGTAATAGTCACTTGAAATGATTGGCATTTCTGTTTGTTTAAGAATATACGCCATTGTTCTACATTACCGGGACCACCGAATGGAGAACTAGTGCCGTAATAAGGATCGTTTCCAAAATTTTCAGAATGATTGCTTGAAGTAAGAAGAACGTTCTGACTTGGACTGGGATTGTAGTCATAAGCTATTGATATATTTAGTTTATGTGGCGATACATATTGCCCAAGCAAAGTCATCCAATATGAACGCTCAAAGCCTTGCACACCAGCAAGATTAAACCAGGCTGTGGTTAAAGAAAAAGTGGTAGGACCGGATACGATATTAAACGTACCCCATTGTTGATAGTAATAATCGTATAAAAGCATCTGACCAAGCTTGGCAGTGTCTAAGTACTTACCGGGTGTTTCTTGTAATACCTCACCATTTGCGTTTAAAACGGTTTGGAGGCCCTTGTAAATGGCCATGCTTACCCCTACCTCAGTGGATAGTCTTACTTCATTGGTATTGGGGATAGCTGTGCCTGAGCTTATAGGCTTATTGTTAAATTGTTCTACAGGAGCACCTATATAATCTGTAGATAGATTACGCCCAAGTCTCCAAATCCCTTTATTGGATTGAAAGAACAGGCCTTCAGGTGTGTATACTATGCTATGAGGATTGATGCAACCAGCAGTGCTAGTAATAAATACAGGTTCACTAAAATCATTGTTTGCTCCTGTGATGTCGGGTCCATTGCCTGTTAAATAGTATATTGAATTTGATTTAAAGATTATAAGCTTATCATCCATTGTAGCAAGTGCTGTGATAATGCCACTAGACCCTTGACTGCTAGATGTAGGGGCTACATAGATTGTAAACAAGTCAGACATTTCTACTGGAGTTTGCTCCAGCACTTGTTTACTGTACCAAATGTTATTAGGATCTTCATCGCTTAATAAAAATAATCTGTTATTAAATAAAGTCATTACAGAAGTACCAGGAGGCACGATGTTTTCTACGACACCACCTGTTGTGTACAAAATAGTGTTGCCAAGTATTGCGCTATCGGCGTATGTATCTGTATAAGTGACACTGTCTACTGAAGTGTCATTGAGTAAAGGCATTGTGATAGATGTGATCTGATAATACGTTTGTTGGTTTTGAGACCACCTATAAATAACAATACGTACGTTATTGCCTTTTAAAGTAAATCTTAAAGTGGGAATGTTTAAAGTAACTGTATTGTTTGGAGCTGCAAGATTTACGCTAACAGGTATACTTGGAGCTGATCTGTGTATAAGACCTTGCCCGTCTGTCCATTCATATGTTACTTGGTAATAGTATTGCTGAGCAGCTAACGAGCCTACGCCTACGCTTGGTGTAGCCAGTATCTCATCAGGCCACATGCTAAAGCCTTGTTCAACAGGCTTCACCCCATCATACATCCATAACAATCCACCAGATATGTTAAGAGATTGTCCTATTTCTACATTCTGTAGATTGCTGCTTGACAGATTAAAGGTGACAAGGTTGCACCCAATTTGGGCGTATACGTTGTTAGGAGCTGCTACACCTTGGCTTTTATTTACAGGTATTACAAGAGTTTTGTATAGATATCCAATTTGAATAACATTTCCTGCGACATTTGCCGAAGGCAACACTTGCGTAGTCATGTACCCAGCGCCATTGGAATAGGCTAACATAGAAAGCATAGCTCCAGTGCTATCTACTAAGAAATAGGTAGGCTGGTTAGTTCCATTGTGAGCTAAAAGCATGTATACAACGTCATTGACGTAGAAAGCCTTGCTTGCTAATCCAGCATCCCTGTGTATTATTGAAGGTGTACCAACTGTACCAGATACACTACAAGTGACCTTTTTAATATAATCGGTCCTGTCTGCGGAATAGCTATAAGTATTAGTCACCTGATAAAATAGAGTAAGGCCTGTGGCATCAGCAACACTGGTAAGAGTGGTTGAAGTGGTTGTAGTAATTGTATGCCTTGCTGCAGAAGCAGTTGTCAAGGCGTTATCTATAGACCAGCTGTAAGCATCTGTGCCATTATAAGCTGTCACCCAGATAGTGGGTAATCCCGATCCAGGCATATAAGCTGTTACGCTCATTCTTGTAGCGGTATACCCACTAATAACTAAAGTGTTTAATTGTGTTAAAAGACTGGTTAAACGAGTTATTCTAATAGCCCCGCCAACATCACTACCATTCCAAGCTACATATAAAGTGTTATTGACTACGTATCCATCATATCCTGTTGTAGCAGAAAACACTTGAGCACTTAAATCTACAGGACCTACTACGCTTGTTATACCAGTGCATGGGATAGCTATATAGGATAATCTGTTAGCTGTTGGACGTAAAAAGGTAATAACAAAATAATTGCCTAAAAAGAATACACGTACTTGATTGGCATTGGGAGCTATAGCTGTGGCATTTACCAGAGTTTCCCCTGTACCGTAATCGCTTATTTGATATTTATAAGATCCATCGCCGTCTAAAAACACCGTGCAGCAAAGATTATTAGAAGAAATAGCAGAGTCTACTGCAGTGACCGAATACGGCGTTCTAACTGTAGACTGTACGGATAAGCTAATAGGCTGTATACGTCCTTTGCTTATCCATTGGTCGCTGGCATCGCTTAAGGCAAATAGGCTATTTCCTATTGCGGTAAGATTGCTTTTGTAAGTAGTTAAAGTTGTGGCTTCACTGCCTTCTGGAAGATTGACTAAGGTGTCAAAGCCATTACGTTTTTGTAAAGACTTACCTTTAACAAACACTGTGTTTTCTAAAACAAGAAAATTCCCTGGAGACAATTGCCAAGGGTCGCTCTTGGTATCAAGTCCCAATGCAAAGGGAATGTTTAATGTTTGTTTATTTAATGGCATTAGTATTTAATAATTTTGTTCATTACAGCAGACGGCTGCATTGTATTATGACCATTTCCTCCACCAGTCGGGTCTACGGTCATGACGTGGGTGTGAGATCCTGCGGAAGATTCATATGTAGTGTTAATCAATCCGACTGTTTGCTTGCTATCAACAGCGAAATTATAGCCCATTTGACCACCTCCAGTTACGCTAGTTACAACTGTAAAATCATGTTTATGGCTTCCAGCAGAAGCTGTCGTGGCATTGTGGGTATGGCTCGGTATTTCGGAAGTACTTAAAGTATGGTTTTCTTCGCCTCCGGTGTTACCGACAGAATTACCAATGGTGGCGCTTCCAGTTCCGCCGGCCCCTATTGTTGTTTTTCTTCTTAAATCTGGCAAATTAAAAGTATTAATTCCATCCCCAGATCCCCATAAAGTTCCAATAGCTGAAAAGAGATCGGAATAAGTAGTTCTACTTACTGCACTTCCATCGCACACAAGCCAACCAGTCGGGGCAGAATTGCCTGCAAAATCTATAACACTTCCAACAGGACACAAAGATTGATAAGAATGCGGGCTTACATTCATTACACCGGAACTGTTCATCTCAACAATACCTTGAGACGCTGGGGCGTTCGCTGGAAAAGTTATAGTATAACCGGAAGGTAAAGGAGAAGGTGGAGTTAAGGTTATGCCGTAACTTCCTGCTGTAATATTTCTAAGAATGATAGGACCGCTGTCTATAATTCCTGAAGTGTTTACCGCGGATTGAAAAATATAAGTCTGAGTGCCAGGTACATAAGTAACAGAAGCAGGGGCAACAAGTCCACCAATACTTCCTGGAGTCCCATTGACGGCTCCCGCAATAGTAAGCCTAACCTGATTACCAAGTGTATCATTATAATAAAGATCAGAGCCAGAAACATAAATACATCCTATGTCAGAAGCTAAAGCTAAAGGAGAAGATTGAACAGAAAATCTCGTAGACCTTAAATTTGTGGCGTTATTACCAATAAAAGAAAGATCAGAATTGATGTTAAGACCTGATGGGCCGATTTGTACACCGTTACCGCTTGAATGATTATGTTGATCAATTAAAGAGAAAGAGCTGTTAATATCCAATGCCCAATTAGGCCCTGGTTCTTGTCCTACTGTTGGGAGAATCAAGGACATATTTGGTGTTAATGTATTAGGCATAATTATTCCTTAAAAAACATATAAATCAACAATTACTGGAGCAGAGCTGTTTAATACTAAAGTTCGGCTCTGTAGTTGATTTGAATCTTGTTTATCATAAATTGTAGCTGCAGCTCTTAAGCGTACAATTTGCCACCCTTGTAAATCTCTACCTAGTCTATGGTCAATAGTGTTGTCTCCGGCTACAAGGCTAACTTGTTTTAGCAATACACCTTGATTAAGCGGTGAAGCTATAATAGGATTAATCTGCTTTGCCCATGCTGTTTGCATTAGCATCAAATCATTGTCATCAGACTTGTAAATAGGCAGTGCCATTAGTAACCACCAAAGCTTCCGTCACCATTGGGAGAACCATATCCTCCCCATCTTTCGCCAAAGGTTCTGACATCACTGATAGTGTCTGGCTGACCTGCATCTCTGTTCATAGCAGATGTTTGGATACGATCGATTAAAGCTTGTTTTTGAGCCAACAATACTGTAACATCACTTTCTTCTTTTTGCAAGCATTTAATAGCAGCATCAACGATAACGTACTCTATCCATCCGTTTACACTGTCTAATAGATCGCTATCTTTAAGAAGTGTGTTCACTCTTGGAATGTACCACATTCTAATATATTGATTGGCACTTGGGGTAGGAATAAACATAAGCTTATTGCCTACAATTCTATACCTTAAATTAAATACGCCAAGGAAGGTGGATGTAATGTTAGGAAATACGTAACGATTACGGCTAATAAAGTCAAATTTGTGAAGAGTTACCCAAGCATTTCCTTGAGCTCCTAGTCCGCAATCTAGTCCAAGAATTTTATAAAAAGCCGGCGCACCAGAGAAATTAATCCCATTAGGTAAGTCATATTGGTTATCACTGCCATTAGTCTGAAAGGTAAGAGGCGGAGCCACAAAATAGTCTTCGTATAACGTGACAAGAAGGTCATAAAGTTCTGTATAAGATTGGTTTATATAGCTATTCCATTCAGATTTGGTAACAAAATTGCTATTAACCCTATCAGCTCTTTGTTGAGCTAACAGTCTTACTTGACCTAAAGACATAGATCCCGTAGCTGTAGGTACTACGCTAACTACGTTAGTGTAAGAAGAATCTACACCATTTGTAGCAGCAACTTTATAATAGTAAGTTGTACCAATCACTACAGAAGTATCAAGATACTCAGGTACTGTAGGCGTGGCGATAGTAGTAAAGTTAATATTATCTGTTGATCTTTGAAGGGGGTAGCCTGTTACACCTTGTATTTGATCCCAAGAAAGGTACACCTGTCCATCGCCCTGTTGGGCTATAAGATTTTGAGGGATTGATGGCGCTATAGTAGGCACATTTGCTCCTAGGAAGGGGGCCGAGGTGTGAGCCCGGCCCTGTTACCGCTTGCAGTGTGGTAGGATTAAGGAGCAGTGCTATTGCGAAGAACAATAGTGATAAGATGTTGTTCGCCATTTCCAAGGTTTACTGCGGCTCCGGAGGCGTCTCTAAACTGAACGTCAACAGTTTTGTTAGCCATGCTTTGAGCTGCAATGTCCATGCTTTGTGCAGAAGACGGTCCAAGGTTGATTTGTTGAACCATTAACAATCTATTGTATTGGTCTTGTAGAGTAATTCTGTATAAGCCTGTTCCGCCAAGCTTAACGATAGAAGCAATACCTTTGCTGTTAGCTGCTACTAAAGAAGGATTGCCAGAGCCATCGGTGTCGATTTCGCCGAATAAGCTCACTCTCATTTTTTCTAGTCCGAAGGAGAATTGATTAAATAGTCTATTAGCCATTTTAATGCCCTTTATTTGCCCCCATTCACAATCACCATAGCTAAGGAGGCTTAATAACTATGGGCACAGCCTAGGGCATCCTAGGCGTCAAAAGTGCTAGATTATACACAAAGGCCCCGAAAGACTAGCTTCCGAGGCCCTTGATTTAACTTATAATATTAAGCGGATAAGCTGACTACAGCATTCCAGCCTGGAGCATTACAAATCAAATTGGCGTAATAACCAATACGGATTTCCAATGCATCAGCCGTGCCGACCCTTAGGCCTTCGAGGCCTTCGAGACCGTACGTGAGGATGTGAGGGGCTTTTCCAAGCGAACGAAGCTTGAAGGTATCCATTTGCAACAAGTATGCCGTTTGGCTTGGGCAAGATCTATCTGGAATTACAGTGATAGGTCCGTACGGAGCGTGTACACGAATACCAGCAAACGCAATGTCTGCTTCTTCGTGCTTGACGTCTACGTACTGAACTTTGGCACCTAACGATTTTTCGAGGGCTGCGTAGGATGCAAAGCTCATGAAGCACATATCAGGCTGTCCACCTTCTCGTGCAACAAGCGAGGCTGCATCGATCAAGGCTTCTTCGATTGACTCAGAAGAACCGTCAAATCTAACGCCGGCAAGACGTGTAGGATCTGCGGATCGGTCAACGTTCCAGAAGCTATCTCCAGAAGAAGGAGCAACTTTAGGAAGCCATCCAGCTAAACCAGTGATTTTCAAGAAGCTTGTTGTGCTTCCTGCGCCGCCAACTGGAATATCCCCTTGGACTACCATGTAGCTATTAGCTGCCCAGTTTCCGGACAGAGGGTTAGCTGAAGCAGTTCCTTTAAGAACACCAGTAGAACGGTTAACAGCAGTGATAACAACTAGATCGGAAGAAGGTGTTCCACCGTCAGTAGCTGTAGCTACCAAGGTCATTCCAACTTCGAAGTTTACAACTTGAGCAGAATCAGCTAGAACGATAGTTGTAGCTCCAACTGCAGTAGAAGGAGAGCTGATAGAACCGATTTGACCTCTGCTACCTGTTCCCGATGAGAACAAGGAAAGAGCCAAGTCGTTGGTGATATTGCGGAAAGCAGTATCCATAACGAGTTTAGCTTCATCAACGAAGGCACCGGCGTTATCTTTAGTAGCTTCTAATAGTTCGTTGGTGATGGTAGCAATTTGATAGTTGCTAACACGGTAAACGAAGAAGCTTGACAACTGAGGAGCTGTTTGGTTTCCTTGTGCGTTTGAGAATGTAGCAGAACGGCCCTGAGGAGTTCCATACACCAAAGGCACTGGAATGTATTTACCAGCAAATCCCGATGGAGACTCATCCTTCGGAATAAGGGCTAGTAGAGGATTCTTTTTATAGACGAGATCCTTCATATAATCGTCACCAGTATAGAGCTCTTTTAGAGCAGCTACCTGGTTACTTACATTTGCGTAAATGGCTGACATAA